GTTGAAGGTATTGTGACTGTTACTCCTCAAGTTACGAGGTAATTATGGCTATTCAAGCTAAGATTATATCAATACAGAATACTCAAAAGACGGTTAAAGTAAACACCTCTGGTGAATCTTTATCAGCCGCAAAACCGGTTACATTAAAAAATCAAATTAAAGAAATTCGTAGCATCGAAGATTTCGGAGACGTACAAGAAGTAAATGTCACTGCCGGTGCTACTTTGGTTTATAATTCCACAATTGATAAATATGAAGTAAGACCACTGGAACTTGCAGACTTGGGCAATCTTGATGGCGGAACATTTTAAGGGAAACAAACATGACTACTAATCTAATTCAGATTAAAAGGTCAGATACTACTGCTACCCCTACATTATTGGCTAACGGTGAACTAGCTTGGTCTGGTCTTAGTAATACACTTTTTATTGGTAGCCAGGATGCCGTTATTGCTATTGCTGGAACTAAAGTTCCAGGTACGCTCACTGCGAACCAAGCATTAGTTGCCAACGCAACTTCTGGCATCGATAGAATCATTACGGCTAATGCTATTGTAACAACGCTTACAGCAAATGGTAGTACTGGTACCGCTGGGCAGATTCTTACATCTAATGGTACAACATCACACTGGGCAAACCCTGCTAACTCGTCGTTTACGATTGCAGGCGACACTGGAACAGATGTTGTTTCTACTGGTCAAACGCTATCGTTTTTAACTGCAAATGGTCTTACTACTTCAGTAACAGATAATCAGGTTGCGTTTGCTGTAGATACTGGTTCAACTCTTTTTGTTAATGCGGCCGGTATCCATGTCAATACCTCAAACCTGACTATTGCTACTTCTCAGTTATCTGGTGACGTAGCACTTGGTACAGGTACATCTGGTAACTACGTAGCCACAATTACAGCTGGCGCTGGTATCTCTGGTTCGTCTTCAGCAGAAGGCGGTGCTCCTACCATTGCAGTTGTTGCCGGAACAAATGGCGGTCTTGTATCCAACTCGACTGGCGTATGGGTCTCAACAGGATCTGGTCTTCTATCGAACGCCACCGGTGTTCATGTTGGTACAGCAAACGGTATTACAGTTGCTGCTGATGCAGTAGGTGTTCTTACTGGTTCAACGTTGACAGTCAACGCCACTGGTGTTCATGTCAACAGTGCACTATCAATTACAGATCTTACACTTTCTGGTAACCTTACAGTAAGCGGTACTCTGACAACAGTAGACACAATTAATCTTACTGTTAAGGACTCGATGATCGAGCTTGCAAACGGTAACGTTTCTACTGACGCAATCGATATTGGTTTCTATGGCCAGTACGGTGAAACTGGTGCCAAATTCACAGGTCTGTTCCGTGACGCATCAGATAGCGGTATCTACAAGTTATATTCCGGTCTAACTGCTGAACCATCAACAACAGTTGATACTGCAAATGCTACTTATACACAAGCAACCCTTCAAGCATTCCTGAAATCAGGTGCTTTGGTTTCTAATTCAAGTTCGTTGTTTGTTACAGCCAACTCGACTGTTGCCGTTCACTTAACTGCCAACTCTCTTACACTTTCATCGCCGCTTGCTACAGCATCCGGTGGTACAGGGTTAAATACTTACACAGCCGGTGATATTATCGTGGCTGCTAATACAACTTCATTTTCTAAACTAGCAATTGGTACTTCAGGTCGTATACTGATGTCAAACGGTACTTCGCTGGTTTATGATACACTTGACGGAGGAACGTTTTAATAATGGAAGCTGAATTTGTTAATGAATATATTAATCGACTGACATTGAATCTGCATGATTTTGTGAGTAAGAACGTTCTATTAGAAACAAGGCTGGCGGTTCTCGAAAAGAGTTACGCCAGCCTTCAAGTCGAACATCAACAGGCTCTTCTCGAACTCGAGAAGTTAAAGAAGAAGACTAAACCTTCCGACGTCTAAAGTGATAGTCACCATCCACGTTTCCAATATGGATCTGACTCACTAGTTCGAAGCCAATCTCATCTAACCACATAGCCACCACGTCTTTTTGTGGTGCACCAAGGTTGTATTCTTGGTGTTGCATCTCAATGATGATGTCTTGGCATTCCGAGAGTGTTTTCTCTGCACCGACAAGAATCAATAACTCTGCACCCTGAACATCGATCTTAACAAGGTCTGGCTTTGGCCAGCCTTTTTCTTCTACGATATCGTCGAGCGATCTCATCTTCTTGTCAACCGCATGTTCCTCAGTAAAGAACTGAGTATCTTCCTTAAAGACTGAGTTGCCAGCTGGATCCATTGGATTCTCATAGTACTTTACCCATCGAGTAAAGTCACCTACTGGACCTTCACAATAATAGTCATGACCAGATTCCTTATAGAGGAACTCTGCATGATTCATTGCATCAAACATAACAATCTTGGCTTCCGGCCAGACCCTCTTGGCTTCTTTTGTCCAATGCATTACACATGCACCGATATCGTAAATGATCTTTGGTTGGATGCCCATGTTGTTTAGATATTCAACATGATCTCTTGGTTGGTCATCACGCAGTGATAACTCTCTAAGTCTTGCTTCTACTGGATTGACTTCTGGCAATTGTACATGCATTGTTGTAGATCCAATATGGCCACAACGAACTGACGGATCACACCACAACTTAAAGCCTTTGGCGATTGCCTTCTTACAGAAATCAGTATCTTCGCTGATCGTATTGTTATGATCTAAAGCAGGGTAATACTCGAACTGTGGATAACCGACGCCGGCCAGAACTTCTTTCTTGACAAGTACACAGCCAAATCCACAAGCGCCAATACCGATCAGATTCCAGTTCTTTGCATAGAGATCTTCTGTTGACATTCTATTACCAAACGGCTCATAGATCTCAAGCATTTGTGGTTCGAGTCTTTGACGATACACACCTGAAACCAAATCTTTATCGTGAGCAAGAAGCTTCTTTAACGTATCTGGTGGAAATGTAATGTCATGATCGACTGAGAATAGATAATCAAATCCACGAACTACCCAGTCTGCAATCAGGTTACGAACCTGATCCACCCGGTATCCATAGAAATGTTGATATGTAACCTTGTATCCTGCTGGAACTTCAAGGTCATAGATCGACTTGAAAGTGTCTGCTTCGATATAACGAGCAGTCGGAATTGCAATTAGAATAGTTTTCATAACGGTCTAAGATCTATCTGTCCTGGAAAGAATGGAGAATTCAATACTTTTGCTGCAGTCATATTTTGTTCTTCTGCATTCACTTTGTAGTCGTTAATCGGGTTGGCATCATTATAATGATACACAATATCAGGTACGCAGACAACCCTATCCGGGTCTGCAGCTTCAATCATGGCATAGAAGATTGCTGTATCGCCTCCGGCTCTTAGCCAGTTGCCATCTTCATCTTGGAAAGGTTTGTGTCCATTCTTATCGATGAAGTCACGCATCAGGTTTGCTTTAAATGTACGCAGGTGAGTGTACGGCATGTTCCAATTAAACTTGTAATCACGGTATGATTTGTTTGCCTTGACTTCAGGCGGATATTCCTGTGCAATCAAAGGAATGTTATCCACTACAGACCAACAAGATCCGTAAGTAAACTGCGCGCCATCATAATACAGATTGTTATACTTATGGAATAGATTCGGATCGTTTATGAGCCAATCATCGCCGTCAAGAAGCATGACGATATCATCATGCCATGCGCTATCTTCAAATGTTGTGATTTGATTGAATACTGCTCCGTTGTTCTCAACATTATGGATCAATTGAAAGTTATAACGAACATCTTCAGGTAAATTATCGATTGTATTTTGTACAACTTCTACAGTATTGTCTGTAGAACAATCATCAATGATATACATTGCATAGTCATCATAATTTTGCTGTGCAACGGATTGAATACAACGTGCAATATATTTCTCGGCATTATAAACCGGAGTAATCACACATATATGTTTCTGAGTATGTGTGTCCTCAACCAATTCTTCTTTATTTAAGAACCGGCGGTTGAATACTTTACGAACCTTATTGTTGATCTTCGTAACCTTACGGTACTCTTCAACTGGCAAGTATTCATCGAGCTTGTGATAAAGATGTTGTTTCCATTGCAAAGCAACCGTATCCCAAGTACAAATATCCTTGACCTGGTTGCAAGCATACATCTTCTGTTGGTGTAAGTACGGATTATTATATGCTTCTACGACCTTGTCGACAAACAGATTCACCTGTTGTTCTTCATTCAGCCACTGCATGGCCCAGTTCTTTTCGACTGGATACTTGATCTTCCATGATGCCAGGTCGATTGCAGTCTCTTCCAGAGCTCCAAACTGACATGTAATCAGAGGAACGTTATGAGCCAGAGCTTCAAGTGTCGAGATACCGAATGTCTCTGGGAAACCTACAGGATATATCATGTAGGATGCTTTGCGTAGGATATCTGAGATCTCTTGCTGAGTAATTACGCCGGTGAATTCAATGTCTCCACCGTATTGCATCATAAGATCGGTCCAGTCTTTTTGTTGCTGGTCTGGACCCGCCGCTTCACGGAACTTATAATAACCACCAACGATCTTTAGCTTTGCCTCTGGAATACGACGCTTCACCTCTGGCCAGATCTGTTTGACAAGAGGAATCATTCCCTTAGTGACAGATGCATTGAATACAAAGAGATTCGGATCCTTGTCTCGGATATCGATCCAACCAGGATTCATATTGCCGATACCATTACGAGTCAGAAAGATATGATTCTTTAGAACATCAAAATTACGACGGTGACCATGGTCACAATGAGTGACATAACCTGTATGCCAGTCAGAGAGTGTAAAGATCTCTTGGAGCTTGCCGATGTTGATGAGATACTCGATCTGATCGTCACCCTCACAGAAGGTATCGTGCATCCAGAGAGCTACATGCTTTGCTTCTAGTACAGTTCCCCAGTCTTCTGCGATTGGTTTAATTGAACGAGAAACAACAACCACGTCGTATTTTAAACACTGGATTTTGGCGTTTTCGACTGGTGAGTATTTTACATCATTGTAAATACCAGGTTTAGAGTCGTCTGACATACAGTCGTTATAAACGGTAACATCAAAGCCTATCTTGGCAAGTTCCTCGGCCATGCGTATCACAGCAGATTCGGATCCTCCAAGGCCTCTTTTCTCAAGAGTCGATCCATCATAAGTAAGACCTAATGTGTCTATAAAAGCAATCTTCATCATGTTCCCATTATAAATAAAACTAAGAATAATGTACATTAAATAATGTGCACAAAGATATATATCTACCTTGGAGAGCCAGATGGCGAATAATAAGATTCAGATCAAACGTACTGCTATTTCTGGTCGTACTCCGAATACAACTAACGTAGCAAATACTTCTTATATCGATGCTGGTGAACTTGCAGTCAATCTGACAGACAGAAAAATTTATTCATCAAATGGTACTGCATCATTTGAAGTTGGTTCGAATCTGACCTCTCTAAGCGTAGGTTCTATTGTAGCTAATGGAACAACTGGTACAAGCGGGCAGGCATTAGTATCAAATGGCAGTGCCGTATTTTGGTCTAACAATCCTGGATTCACCGGTAGTCAGGGTGCAACCGGCCCTCAAGGTAATACTGGATCACAAGGTTCTATTGGTTTCACCGGATCTGCTTCTACAGTTGCAGGACCACAAGGACCAACAGGCAATACTGGTTTTACCGGTTCTGCTGGATCTGCTGGTTCACAAGGGCCAATAGGTTATACCGGTTCTGCTCTCATGGGAGCGATTAACTGGGCACAGAACTCAGCTCCGCAGGCTTTTGCAAACACAACCGATTCATTCCCGAAAGCACTTGTATCTGTCACTATCACAACTAGTGGTTCACCGGTACAAATTGGTGCATATGGCGATGCAGAAAACAAAGCAACTGGCGGTTGGGGTAAGTTACGACTTTATCGTGGATCGACGCCTATTAGTGGTAACGTTCACTATGAAGGATCAGCCGGCAGCGAAAACGCTCCGTTTGCATTTACACACATCGACAACCCTGCAGCCGGAACATATACGTATTATCTCTATTGTACAGAAATAGCCGGAGGCAATACGCATTTTGGTGAAACATCTGGTCCTACGTTAAATGCAGTAGAACTTCAGAACGTTAGAGGTTATTCGGGTTCACTTGGATTTACTGGTTCTATTGGTTTCACCGGATCTGCCGGATTTACTGGGTCTGCTTCTACCGTTGCAGGACCACAAGGACCAACAGGTAATACCGGTCCGCAAGGGTCTCAAGGTGTAATTGGTTTCACAGGTTCTCAAGGGTCTCAAGGTGTAATTGGTTTCACAGGTTCTCAAGGTCCTATAGGGTTTACTGGTTCTCAGGGTTCTACCGGATCCCAGGGTATTCAAGGCATCCAAGGATTTACTGGATCACAGGGTGCTCAAGGATCAATAGGTTATACCGGATCGCAAGGTGCTCAAGGTCCGATAGGTTATACCGGATCGTGGGGTGGAACTGCCCATGCCAATGTGAATATGAATGGCTATAGCATTACAAATGCTAATACCATTGTTGCAACAAGCAGAACTACAATTGGTGCTCATCGTAGATACTATCTTGGAGCATTAGGAGGTCCAGCGGGTGCAAGTGGAAATCGATATGAAATTGCTAGATTGTATATTGACTACAACGACTGGCATGGGGCTGGTACTACTTTTGTTGAGTTACACAATAGCTATTATACAGGCGGTGACTTCCAACGTTGGGCTATTTCTTATGACTATAATAACGTAGATTGTTACCTAGTTAATGGTGTTTCACCACGCGGTCGAAGTGCAAGGGTTACTTGTAGTTCTCCAGTTCAAGTATCTGGTGATTTCTACTATATTTCTGTTTATGTTGATGTTAGAAATTATGCACAATACCAAACATATATTGAAACTAGCTGGCCTGAAGTTACTTCTCATGGTGGGCATGGTGGTAATATACTTGTATATCAATCACCAACTTCTTCTAGCATTACAGATTTTACTCCAAGTACTATTGTTTACACAAACAACTCTTTGCAAAGCGGGGCAGATGTTCGTGCACCTGTTTTCTATGATAGTGATGATACTACCTATTACATCAATCCTGCAAACACTGCTACTTCTGCTTATTTTGCTGGAAATGTCACCTTACCAAATACAATAAATGCAGGTATTAGAAACGCGGCTGCGGATGCATACGTATGGGTAGATGATGCGTATGGTAACTTCTTTATCAAAAATGCTTCCGGCGGGTTTTATGGCGACTTCACTGGTTACAACTTCCGGTCAACTGCGTCAGTTGTATGGGCGACCATGGGTGATACGTACTTTCAGCACAACACCCAACTTCGCTCGCCTATCTTCTACGACAGTGGAGACACATCTTACTACGTTGACCCTGCTAGTGGTTCTGTAATAAGAGGTCCGATAGTTCTACATGATAACGGTGCTACCAGTCCGCTGTTAGATATTAGAGCAGACGACGGCGCACCATGGGCAATTCGTTTATATAGGGATGATCTTGGTGGCGGTGCTCAACTTTATGCTAGATCTGCTTCTGAATGGTATCACAGCGCCACTTTCACAGCTGCCAGCAGTTTAAGAGCTCCTATTTTTTATGATGAGGACAATACTAATTTTTATACCGATCCTAATGCCACTTCGCGTCTATCAGACTTATACACAAGTACTGGTACGTTCGGAACTCGCACTAATAGCTCGTCGTTTGGTGGTAGTACAAGTGGTTTATCTGGCGTTTCACAAATCATTGAAGCCCGAGCTAATGCATCGATACCACTTATTACATGGCATTATGAAAACGTAGCTACACGCCACATTGGATTGGATTCAAGCGGTTTCTTACAAGTATACAATCCATCTGAAGGAGGTGGATCTGTTTTACAAGCTAGTACGAGTTTACGTGCACCTATCTTCTATGACACCGCAAACACCTCTTTCTATTTAGATCCTGCTAGTACATCAGTTCTTAATGGATTGACACTCACCGGTGGTACTCACTATATTGCTACGGATAAACTTCTTTTACAACATGATGGTAGCCATGGCTATATCAGAAGTATGAATGCTGGAAGTCATTTGTATTTAGGCGGTAGTAACCAGAATACTATAAGACTTGATACTGGAAACTATTTGTTTTCTCAGGGTTCGGTTAGATCGCCTATCTTCTATGACAGTGACAATACCAGTTATTACATTGACGGCGCCAGCACATCATATCTCAATACAGCTTATGCTGAAAACACATATGTTGGTCGCTACTTCCAGCGTAACACAGGCGTTCCGACAAACAATCTCGGAACTCCGACTGTTACCGAAATGGCTCTGTTCCAAGAACAGTTTGACAACAAAACAGCATTCTATCCGATTGCCAATATCAAATTCTATACTTCTACGAACGGAAGTACATGGACCGAATACACGAGTTTCTCGGATACAGATAAAAGAAAGTTTGTAGGGGGTAACGCTGCTTCTGGAATCGTTATTCCAAACAATACACCATACTTTAGAATTGAAATAATAAACAATGGAGCTTATGTATTCCTTGATGCTCTTTACATGTATTGGAGTGGTAATCCTCACAGTACCACTGTAAAGATTAAAGCAATAAGAAACGACGACCTAGTAGTTCAGTGGACAAATAGTAATACTCAGATTGGTTCTTGGCCAGGGCATATGTACCTACCATTTAACTCAATTCCGTTTATTGTATCGGCAGGAAGTACAGGCCACTACAAAACTATCCATATTGATTTCCAACCAACATGGACTACTACCGGCATCTATGCTTCTCTTCCTATTAACCTGTTTAATATGCAGGTTTGGGGTGGATATCCTGCATCTAAACGCACGATTTTTAGTGTGGATGAGAATAGAAATACGACATTCCCTGGTGATGTGAGAGCTCCTATCTTCTACGATAGTGATGATACTGCCTTTTATATCAACCCCAACAGCACAAGTAGATTTAGTTCTGTACAAACAGTAGGAATTACTGGTATTCATACGGCTGGAAGCACCGGCATCGATATGGCCACGAATGACAATTATGTGTCAATGCGAGTGATTCGTAATAGTGTTGGAGCTACGTATAATGATGGTATGTATATTGGCTATGGCAATAGTAATAGTGGTTTAACAAGACTTTACGGCGGCGGTGCAACAGGCGGTGCTTTTGAAAAACATTCAGATCATTCGTTTGAGCCTGGATCTTTTAGAGCTCCTATCTTCTACGATAGCAATGACACTGGCTACTATATAGATCCAAATACTACATCAAGGTTTAAGCGCTTAGTTCTTGATAACGGCGATAACTTGTCGTGGGGTGCTGTATATGGTGCCGGTGTACCGACTATAGCGTCTACGACTAATACTGCAA